AAAGAACTTTCCATCTTATCCATTGCTGATTCGATTGGAATTTTTATGTTCTTTCTCATCTCGTAGGTATATTCTGTCTCTATTGTACCAAGATTAAATCGGCACTTATTTGTAAGTAACTGCATTCCGCTATGGAAGATAATTCTATCAGATTCTTTCCATGCTCCTCTGCCTCGTATGTTCTGTAAGTCAAAATATCCGACAGCATTGGACATCTTTACAAGAAAATCAGATATTGCTTCACTTTTAGCAAACATAGGATTATCCCAAAATTCAATGGGTGCAAGTGATGTAAGATGCTGTTTAGTAAATTTAGATGTGCTGTATGCCAAAATAGCATTTGACATTCTCGAGTAAAAGTAAAATCTCTGAACTCTGCTTTCAGTATCCCATCCGAGTGGCTTAAAATAACCACCAACAAAACCTCTGTTATCTAAGGTTGGTGTGTTGCCAGGTGCAGGTTCTGCCTTGACTCTTTTCTTTTTTATTTCGGGTTTAGGCTCATCGCCCCAGCTAATTGGTAGTTTTTTCATTGTAATGATTTTTGACTGTACTTATCTCCAAGATAATCCATGAATATTTCTGTTCTTCGAATGCTTTCTGTCCTTGCCTGCTCTCTGCCATATAGTCCTTCAATCTTTCTGATAGACATCTCATCTATTCTTTCAATTTTCGGGGGTTGCAAGGTAGTTTTTTCTGTTGGTACTTCCAAATAAATTACTTCCTGTTCTACATTCTTTATTTCTTCTATCATCTCAGAAATTAGTGCTAACTGTCTTTCTTTCATCTCTCTGTAGTTCTTTCGCTTTACCTCATCTTTAAACCAGGCATCCATCCGCTTGGCTTCATCTATCAAATCTTGTAGTAGTTTTTCTGCATCTGTGATTAGTCTGTCATTCATAGTTATCGTTTTTTAATTTGAGAAATCTTTCTTTCTAAATACCATTTAGCTTTTTCCAGGTCTTGCAACATATCTTCTTTCTTTCCTGCTCTCGATATGTACTTTACTGCATTTCCTAAGTGGAAATCTAACTGCCAATTCTCTATTACTTTGATGGTCTCATACATATTTAATTCTCCACCATAATGCTCAGGATGATTCACTTGTTCTTTCATACTCTTTCTATTTTTGCTATGCCTCCAGCCTGGATGACATTGTTTATAAAATTTTGTTGTTCTTCACTTACCTTACCGTTTTCTGTCTTTACTTCTACCGCTGTAAAGATAGCCATCTTCTTACCTACCATCTCTTCTGTAATCTCCACTTCTGTCCATCCAATTAGATCGGAACTGCCTTTACATAGTCCAAACTTAATAATTCGCTTTACTCCATTGTATTCTTGGTATCCTGTGCCTGTATTATTTCTAAACAATACACCACTTTTCGAATGTGCTGCCATGATTCTTATGTAATGCTTCTGCTCTTTCATAATTCTCTAAACTTTTCTAAGTATTTTAATGTAGCATTCATTTTGTAACCTGCTGGTCCACCATTCCACATTCTTGCCAGGTCTTCGTATGTCGGATATTTACCATGTCTCATCGCATAAGTATGGCAATTTATTCCCATTACTGCCCAAAAAACGTGTTCTGCCTTGACTGAATCTGCCATATCTTTATGATTGTAATTCAACAGGTCTTGCAAGCCACTTCCTTTTACACAAATATCATGAATTCCGTATCTTCCAATGGCTCTACCGCCATCTCCGATAGCATTATCTGTGTTAAGTGATTCTATCTCTCCAATCTTTCTAATAAATTCACTATCACAAGTATCTCTATAAACATAGATAGTTTTATAGATTATCTCTTTCTTATGTTCTTGGCAGCCAATAATACAAAAGGCTGCCAAGATATAAATTAAATTCCTCATTTCAATTGTTTTTCTACTGGAATAAATCCTGTGCCAGTTCCTTCATTGCCATGTATCCGAATAAAGTCAATCTCTACCTTTGCAGATTCAATGATTACACTTGCCAGGCTTGTAATAGATTTTGACTTGAATACTTCTTTCTCCATATCGCAATCAGGGTCCATAAGTTTTTCAATCTGTTCGAAAAGAAGGTTTCTTAAATCCTCAATTTTATTTTTTGTTGGCATTTTTAATTAAATTTTTAATTTTAAAAATAAGTTTTTGTGTCTCCATTATCTCGGATGAGTATTTACCCCATCTGTTAAAATATAATAATTCTCTTCTGTGTACTAAAGCTAAGTTCGAAAGTTCAAAGTTTGTCTTGTTGCCATCGACAAATATCACTACATGATTGTGTTCAATGTCTCCGAAAAGGTTTTTCCAAACTAATCGATGCTTTAACTCCCACTTGTTTGGATTCTCTACCTTTACATATGTGTATCCGTCTGCATCTAATCTTTCTGTACCAACTTCAACAAAATTTGCAGGTGTCATACCTTTCTTAAAGCTTGTGACATTTGGTCCCATGTAGCCTTTTACTCCTTTGTTCCAGGATATATCGCCTTTCTTAAAAAAAGATTTACTGCTACATTCATACATGAAAGATACTGACTTCTTTAATCCTAACTTAAACGCTGCTGCATTAACTGCACTTTCGGATCTTCCAAATAACTTAGCCAGGTCAACATTTTTAGTGTGAGGATATAACTCTTGTAGTTTAGCTTTATCCTCACTTGTCCATTTCCTACAGTTAAAATTCATATTCGTAATCATCAAGTGCTTGATTGAAGAGGAAATAAATGTCATCCTCTGTGTAATTTGTCATCTCCATTATTTCTTCATCTGTCACTTGTTTGTTGCCATGATAGATTTCAGTAATCTCGAAACAAGCTGGCTCATACGGTTCGTATAATGTCTCTGCAATTGATGCATGTTCGATTGCATAAACGGTTAATTTGTGACCGTTAATAATTACGTCTGTTGAAATTGTCTCGTACATAGTAGTTTTTTTAAAATGTTATTTATTAAATGATTCAGATAATGCTTTTTTTAATCTGCTAACTAATTTTTTTCCAATGAAATATTCATATTCATGATCATCTTCAACTAAATTCGCCCAGGTCGTTTTACTTCCAAGACTAATATCTAAGCGTAAGAAATATCCATCTTTGCATAGTAGTAATGCGTCAGAACCTTCATCATAGACCAGTTCAAATCCTTCAATAGTGTTTTTCATGTCTGTTAAAATTTAATAGTTTAAAATCGTTTGCCTTAAGTGTGATACAAAAGTAATAATAAAATTTTATTATCAAAGTATTTTTATAATATTTTTTTCAATAATTTTTTTTTGTCCTTATAAAATTGTCTCCAAATGACCATCAAATGTAGTTTTATGTCATTTTCTTCTAACGAAATAAGGTTTATTCCAAACTGATTATTTACTTTTTCTATTGTTTTATCCTTCGAATAATAAATTACATCATAACAAAATGTATGGTAAACCCACCAGTCCTTGTATCCTCTTGCTTCCTTTTTCTCCCACAATTTATCTAAATGTCCTTTCTTTAATAAATTATCTAAACTTACATTCAGTTTTACTGCTACTCCTTTCTTTTTAAGCACAGATTTAATAACTTTTTCTTTTTCTGCTCCACAATATGGACAGCAATCTTCTTTCTTTTCGAAAACTCTGTAACAGGACTTACATTGTGTGAATGGGTCTTCTTCCTCATCCTCCTTATTTTTTTGTTTTTTCTTTGTCATCTCTAACTTCCAGTCCCTTTCAATCAATGGATGCTTATGGTTTGAATAGTTATTCACATGGTCCAAGATTAAACAACTTGTCTTGCCAGGGCATGGTCTTAATCCTCTACCTACAATCTGTAAATACAATGCAGTAGATGTAGTTTTTCTAAGCAATCCCACAACAGCGACAGCAGGAATATCTGTCCCTTCAGAGATAAGGTTACAAAATGTAACCACCTGGATACTTCTGTCTGCCAATCCTTTGAATATTCTATCAACTTCCTCATCTTTCATCTCTCCATTAACTGCCTCAGCTGCATATCCTGCATCTCTGAAAGCCTGTGCCATTTTTTTTGAATGCTTTATGTCTATGCAAGAATAGATAGCAGGCTCTCCTGGTGCTAACCTGGAATATTCTGCAATTATATCTCCTATTATTACATTCTGTTCCATTATCTGCACCATCTTATTTAGATTGTATTCTCCAAACTTATCCTTTTTTAGGTTATCAAGTTCTTTTATAGGTTTAAAGATATAGTATTCAGGCATTACAAGATTACCCATCTTTGCAAGTGCAGCTGGAGAAGGACCAAGTACCATTTCTTGATATATGTCTCCCAGTCCTTTGCCATCCATCCTTATGGGAGTGGCAGTTACACCAAGAGTATAAACATCACTATAAAAATTAAGAATGTCTTTCCATGTGCCAGCGTTCGAATGATGTGCTTCATCGACTATAATAAGATCGGGTCTTATGTTAATCTTATCCAATCTGTTCTTTAAGGTCTGCACACTACATATCTGTGCTTTGCATTTATAGTCAGGTTTTATCCCACCTGCAATAATTGAATGTGCCAGGTTGTATTTATTACATCTTTCCGATATCTGCCTTACAAGGTTCTTCTTATGCACCAGGAAGAACACAGTCTTTCCTTTTGCCAATGTCTTTTCAGCTATGTGTATAAATGTCTCAGTCTTACCACCTCCTGTAGGCAGTACATAAAGAACTTTTTTGATTCCTTCCCCAAAACATTTTCTAATCCCATTAACACCATCTTCCTGGTATTGTCTTAATTTAACCCCTTCTACCTCTCTCATCTAAATATTTTTGTAAGTTAGCATCTTCCTGTGTACCAAGAACATCAAAAATTAGCTGTAAGTAAACCAATGTCTTTGGTTCTTTCCTGGACCATTTGTCCAATGTCTGTTTATGTATTCCTGTCCTTTTGCATATCTCAGCAATGGTCAATCCGCAGCGTTCTGCCCTGTCTTTAATCTTTTGGTAAGTCTTCATTGTGTTAAATTTTTAAAAAAAATATTATTCATGGTGCAATAATAATAAAAAAATATTATATTTGTCACATAATTAGTTAAAATTTTAAAATTACTACAATGACAAACAAAGAGTATCATCAAAAAACTGAGTATCTGAGCAAGTCTTTACTTGACCAGGTACACAAATCCCCAGCGCATTATATTGCTGCGCTAAACAAAGAAGCAAAAGAACCTACAGCAGCACAATTGTTTGGTAGTTTAGTACATTCTGTGCTATTCAATCAAGATAATTTCGCTATCTCTCCTCTTTGTGACAGAAGAACAAAGGAAGGTAAACTTCTTTACGATGCTTTCTTACAGGATGCACAAGGTAAAGAGTTAATCGTGACTGAAGAACAATATGAGAATGCTCTTAAGATTGTAGCAGCAGTACAACAGCATCCTAAAGCTGCATCATTACTTAGTGAAGGCAAAGCAGAAATGCCAATCTTCGGAGAGATAGATGGCACAAAGGTTAAATGCAAACCCGATTTTCATAATACAAAATTTGATGTGCTTGTAGACCTTAAAACTACACAGGACAGTTCCCCATCTGAATTCGCAAAATCTGTTTTAAACTATCGCTACCATGTTCAAGCTGCTCTTTATCTTGACATCACTAAAGCAAAAAGATTCTTCTTTATTGCAGTAGAAAAGGAAGCACCATTTAATGTAGAGGTATATGAACTTGACCAGGAAGCCATCGACAAGGGCAGAGATGAATACCTGTCAGATATAAATACTTACAAGAAATGCCTTGAAACAAATAACTGGCATGGATATAATGAGACACAAGAAATACATATTCTTTCACTCCCTAAATGGGCAAAATAATTCAAAACTACTATGACAAACATCACAAAACTTCCAAGCTTTCAAGAACTGGTAACAGAGACAGAACAATCTCTTAAAGACAATGCTTTAATGGTCCTTCTTAACCAAGAGCCACCAAAGAACTGGCTGTTAGATCATCCAATGATTAAAGGTTACCGCTACTTACCTATCGAAAAAGTAGAATATTTACTCACAAGAATCTTCACAAAGTGGTGGGTTGAGGTAAAAAATGTGCAAATTTTGGCCAATTCTGTTGTTGTAACAGTACGTTTATACGTTACAAATCCACTAAATGGAGAAATTATGTTCCAAGATGGTATCGGAGCAGCACCAATCCAAACAGACAAGGGTTCGGGCGCAACTGATTGGAACTCAGTCAAAACGGATGGAGTTCAGAAGGCTGCCCCATCTGCCGAAAGTTACGCAATAAAAGACGCTGCGGAGAAATTTGGTAAGATTTTCGGACGAGATGTGAGTAGAAAAACTACGATGGATTACACTCCGTTACTTAAAAAATCAGACTTTAACGAGCAAATATAACCTCCTAACTATCTGAAATTGAGTGCCTAATATAACGGCACTCTTTTTTTTTGTCTTGTAACAGCCTTTTTAAATCGTTACAAAATTGTTACACATAACTTATTGAAATTCAATTCATGTTACAATGTAACGGTTGTAACGGAAAATAATATATATATATAGAGTAATTATATACCTATATGTATGTATTAAAATCGTGTTACATTTGTTACATTGTTACAATATAGTATTTATCGATATCTTGATGTAACAAAAATGTAACCGATGTAACAATAGAAAAAATCAAAAAAAAAACATAAATTTGCACTATGTCTGTCATAAAGTAGTTTAAGCAAGGGGACAGGTTGTAGTTTATCCTGTCCCTTTTTTAAAAATCTTCGATTTAAGACACTTTTTTTTTATTTTTATAGTAGAGTACCACTTTAAAAAGATAATCGCTTAAAAGTGGCAAAGAATGTTAAACAAACATATTTTAACTTATGCCTTTCGAACCTGGTAATACTTTAGGCAAGGGAAGACCAAAGGGAGCAATAAATAAAACCACTTCCGAAACAAAAGAATTCCTTGCTCGAATCTCCAACAAACTCGGAAAAAGAGTAGAGGAGGACTTAGACTTAATGGACCCTAAAGACAGGGTTAAAATTTGGCTTGAACTACAGGAATACTTAATACCAAAATTAAGCCGAACCGAACTAACTGGAGAAGATGGCGGAATGATAGAGATACAACAAACCTTAAAACTCGAAAACCTTGGCATTGCTCAACTCAGAGAACTTGAAAGAATTGCTGAACTTGCAGCGGATTCGTCAGCTGATAGCAGCCAAGGAGTTTAAGCGTTTCGTTAAACAGACAAAGCCTGACTATCAGTTTTCATGGCATCACAATCTTTTAATTGACCATTTGCAGCAGTTTGCAGAAGGTAAGATTCGAAAGCTTATGGTGTTCATGCCTCCACAACATGGTAAGTCTGAACTAACATCCAGGCGATTACCTGCCTATTTGCTTGGCATCAATCCAAAACTAAAGATTGTCGGATGTTCCTATTCTGCCGATCTAAGCAGAAGTTTTAACCGAGATGTGCAAAGGATAATGGATGATGATGTCTACATAGATATCTTCCCAAATACCAGGTTAAACTCTTCGAACATCAGGACAAGTGCTAAAGGTAGTTACCTGAGGAATGCAGACATTTTCGAGATTGTAGAGAATGTAGGTTTTTATAAATCTGTTGGTGTTGGTGGTTCACTTACTGGTACACCTGTTGACATTGGCATCATAGATGACCCTGTTAAGGATGTTGTAGAGGCTAATTCATTAACCTACAGAGCAAGGGTTTGGGATTGGTATAATGGTGTTTTTTCTACTCGTTTGCACAATAACTCTCAGGTGCTTATCACTCAGACTCGATGGCATGAAGATGACCTTAGTGGTAGAATACTAAAGCAAAAGGATGCACATGAATGGACAGTCTTAACCTTACCTGGTATCCTGATGACAGCAGAAAAGAATCAGGATGACCCGAGAAAGATTGGAGAAGCACTATGGGAAGACAGGCATAGCTTATCTAAGCTTATTAAATTTCAAGAGAATTCTCCAAGACTATTTCAAGCGATGTACCAGCAAGACCCGAAGCCTTTTGAAGGTGGATTGGTTTATCCTCGTTGGAATGCTATCGAAGAGACAGAATACAGAGCCATAAACATTGAGCCATTATACGGATTAGACTTTGGTTACAGTACCAGTCCTGCTGCATTCGTAGAGATAAAACTGGATATGCTTAACAGAAAGATTTACGTTAAGCAACTAATCTATAAAAGGGCAATGGGTATCGATGAACTTGGCGATCAAATTAACAGGACCATTCAGACAGGCAGAAGCAAGATAATTGCAGATTCAGCAGACCCGATTCTGATAGACCATTTAAGAGGCAAGCATAGGTTAAACGTACACAAAGCAGACAAGGGGAAGGATAGTATTTCCTATGGTATTTCTGTTATCAATGAATTTGAACTGGTGGTTACAAGCGAAAGCAAAGATGTTGCCATGGAACTTTCTAACTACAGATACAAAGAGGATGCAGATGGCAATCCATTGGATGAGCCTATCAAAGAATATGACCATAGCTTGGATGCTATGCGCTATGCAGTTACATCAGTTATCTCAAAGAAAAACAATAAATTTTTACTACTATGATAAATGCAAAAGACTTTAAAATTCACTTAGACATGATGATAAGTGAGATTGAATCAAACACAGAAAGATTCAGTTTACAGACAAGGCAGCTAATGAATAACCTTATTGCATCCAGGCGGATATGTGAAAGGATATTATCTGACCAGTCTATCCTGGAGAAGCAAGGGAAGGAATACTTTGAACACAATATGCCTAAAGAGAAGAAACCAATTAAGATATCAAAACCCAAAAACAAATGATTGATTTAAAAATTGAAGGGATTAAATACAATCTACCTGGATTGAAACAGATACAACTTGGTAAGTTTGTAGAATACCTTGATTTCATCACAGAGCATGAACCCCAAGAAGGAGAAGAGGACCCATTATCATGGCTAAATTTCTACACTAACCACATTGCCTTTTGGACTAATGCAGATATCAAGCTTATAAGGAAGTGTAAGGTAGAAGATATCGCTGGTGTCTATGCTGTACACAACAAATATTTAGCACCAGTAGAAGATTCTACATATAATTGCTTTAAATGTGTGGATGAAATATACTATCTTCCGAAAAAGTTTATGTCTGACAGCACAATAGAAGACTTTGCAGAAGCGAGTGAGTATGAAAAGCAATTGGCAGAAGTATTAAATGGGCAGTATGAAGCATTACCGAAAGTGGCTTCTGTTCTATGCAGGAAGGAAGGCGAAAGTTTTGACGATTACAATATAGAAGAGAGAGCAAAGTTATTTGAAGAGCATCTTACCGCTTATGATTTATTTCAGATAGGTTTTTTTTTGCAGAGACAAAGCGAAAAATTGCAGACCAATTCGGAAATCTATATGAAGAGTCAGATGCTCGCAGCCTTAAAGCAGGAGTCAAGGACCTAATAGAACCCTTCGGTTGGTTTGCTACGTTTGTTACTTTAGCTGGAGGGGATATTCTAAAGATTAAGGAAGCAGCAAAGCTACCATTATACACAGCATTTGCCTTTTTGAGTCTTAAGACTGCGCACAATGAATTTGAAAAAAATATGATGAAGCAATGACAATAACACAGTTATCCAATATTTTTAATCTGATTGTACAGAACGATAGTGATTACAAGTTTTTTCACTATGGATTTCCATCGGATGTAAACATAAATATCCAAAACAACTTTGACCCATTAGGCGATACAGGTAGACTATTCCCTTATCT